TATAGGCCTAATACTAGTTGGTCCTAGAGGGTACTTATTGGTTAAACCCTTGATAATGAGTCATTTAACCCCCTTTCGGCACACGAGGAACATACGAGAGACACACTAGGAATACACTAGGAACATACTAGAAACATACGAGAAGTAGACTGAAAATCTAAATTTGCATACATTATCCATAAGAATGTAATTTAAAAGTATGGTTGGCATGAGATATAATATATTGGAGTAGTGATTAATATAATTTCATAATGTCATGCATAATGAGTTGGTATTATTTGAGATGTCACACATGGTACATTGATGGAATTCATGGTGTCATTTATTGAGGACACTACTATTATATCTTACATACATATCATGAGTCATAGTCTAGTTAGCGAAGCTAATATCATGAGCCATGAGTATATGACGTAGCCATAATATTAGTCAACCTTTCGCTATGTCAGATTTACTCTTTATGCAATACTTATGCCAAGTATCAAATGATGGTATTCGGATTACAGGCCATCACCCGTTTTAAAAAATCAGTTACGATTCTTTAATTACGGTAGGCCGTAATATTATATTGTTCTCATGTTCATACTAACATCACGAGTCGTCGATATACATACTCATTGTATGTTACTCCGTTACCATAGTGAAAGCATACAACGTATCGAGTCGTATGTTTTCTTTAGTATGGTCATTGTAATATACGATGATTTCCGCATATCCATCTTTTGTGTTATGGGGATATGCCGAAACCATACGCACATTTTCAATCTTCGTAGGTTCCTTCCATTCATCAGTGAAGGATGGCCCATGGTGAGTAATAATAACAGTCACTTTACTTGTATCTCCCGTAGGTAGTTTTTCAGACTACCGTAAAAGTTCTCCACAATTTCAATATTGCGGAAATTGTTTTTGATAGCCATATTCCTGAGTGCAATGGCTACCTGATAAGATACATCCTTTGCGATAACGGTTGTATCTTTTGACAATGGCGGAGTAGCGATTACTTGGAACATTTTACTTTTGTTCCAACATCTTTTCTACCATCAGAAAAGCTTTGGCAAAAGAGATACCAAGTCTTTGCAAGTCCGCAATCATAGCCTTGCGAATTTCCCATTCAGTTTTCATCAGTTCATACCTCACAATGTTAACTACCGTTAAAACACTCAATCTGTATTGAATGCTTTAAGAGTAGTGCGAGTCTCTAATATTAAGTCAGAGACTCGCATACACCTTACAGAGTATTACTCTGTGTCGGACTCAGTGTTAAGCTTTCCCTCAGCCAAAGCCTTGAGAGTGTTAACGACCGTAGCGCGTGCCATGTCTTCAGACATACCCATGCGGATATAGTCCTTAATCATGCGCTCCTGCACAGTTTCCTCGGAAACTTCGCTAGGCTTATAAGGGATGGTAGCTGTCTGATATGCGTTAGCGCGAGCATTCTTCTTCAGAAACTCGTTAACCATATCCGGCAGGTTCCAACCCTTACCGTCAATGATAGCCTGTGCCGTAGCGTTATCGCCCTCAGCCACTTCGTAGAATGAGAAAGGTTTCTCAATCTTCTTGCCAGCTTCAGCATGTGTGTCCGGGACGGTAAAGGTAAACTTGCTAACCTTTTCCTTAACGGCAAGCTTCGTGATATCGAACTTGGGAACCTTGATAGCAGTCGGTGTAGCCATTGTGTCATTCTCCATTAACCCTATGACGTTGTGCCATAGTGAGAGTTTATACTCTCATTCAAGTATCAATAATGTAATTAATACTTCAATGAGAGTATGAACATGAGATACCTAATGCTATACGTGTGACTAACGTATATTCCCATTAGATAGAAACACCCATTGTTGATAAATTGACCTAGGGTTATCGGCCTGTGTTTTATCGGTAACAGTAAACCGGCATTCTTGACCTAGATGCTATAGGGATGGGGCGTGTGTCGATTTTACTCTGTAGTCATCTCCTGCGGGTTCGCCCCGCGCCAGCGCACAATAATAGAATATATAGTAGCATACCGCCTGCCAAGTCTACCCATCAAAACGCTAGGGTTTTTGGGCCTGTTTTGTCACGTATTGAGGAAGTCAACCAAACGAGGACAAAAAATCTGTTTTGTTTCGATACAGCAGAATCTCAAAATAGGACACGTTTTTCCTAATGATTTTACACATTGTACTAAAACGGAACTGTCACCTATACAGGTCATATAATACTATTCTACCTAATGATATACTTTATTCTACCTAATTAAAATGGTACATATCGAGTGGCACGATTAATGCTATAGCAATTCACATGCCACTAGAACTAGGTAGTCTGAACAAAACTTCAGAAAGAATTAAGGTTCATATATGAACTATTACGTAAATCGTAAAGGTACATACCTGAACTATGTAAAACGTACATACTTCACATATGAACTATCAGACTAAAGTCAACCAAACATAGAACTAGTGTCCCGTCAAGCTTTATTTTGTGGCATGTATGTTGCTATAGCATATCGTGTGCCATGTCATATGTTCTATTATTATACACGAGTGTATTGAAATGGTACAATTTATTGGCATGAATGATGTATTAGCATAAAGAATGCCAAGTTATAGAGTCATATAGTGTCATATGGAGTCATATAGAGTACCCTGGAGTACCTCTATATTTATAACTTCCTTATACACGATGAGTAGGGGCAGATAGAGTATTCATGACAAAGTAACAAAATATATAAGGGTCCCATAATATCAGTTACATAGAATAGTATATATGTTTCATCGATTTGACTTTCAGTTTCCGATATGGTACAATACCCCTCGGCTGGGACTCTGGACTGAAATATGAGCTAATATAATTATTAATTATGATATATGACCAAGAGAAAACATAATGTTAAGAAAGACATAGTAACACGTAAGACTAAGGGACGGACTAAACTTAAAATGAGAGACATTGAAACGATAGTACCAGAAAGGAAATCTAAGATGCCTGTTTCAAGAGATGTATCAAAAGACCTAACAGTTAATGTTGGTGATACTGAATTTCACCGGGCGATTAGTAAATCTACTGATGTGGATATACGAGATAAGGCTGTAGCTACACTAAAAGGAAAACCACCTATTCCAGTGATGTATGGAATGGAACCTATTCCACCTGGTCCATATACTAAGGAAGATGTTCATAAATATATGAAATATACACTGGAACATACATCAGCAGATACACAACAGATTGATAAAGTAATGAATGTGTTGGATTATTTTCTAACGTCAGGTTTTAGCACATTTGTATAATCTCACTTTGTATGGTAGGATAATGATATGGGAATGATGATAGTATCTGATGATGAATTTGATAAGGAACTGGAACTAAATAAAATTGTTCCACCTAAAGTTCCGGCTCCTATTGAACTTGATATAAAACCACCTACGTCTGTTGAAAAAGGTAGAGGTGTTGGTAATGTAGAAGTACCTAATACTCTACGTAATATTATAGCAGATACAGCTATATCACAAGGTAGGCCATCTGCTATTGAATTGGCTAAGTCTTTTGGTATATCTGAGTCAAGTGTAAGCGCATATACTAACGGTTCCACATCCACTGCATCGTATGATAAAAAGGTAAATAATAACTTCATAACCGATGCGAAAAGTAGGGTAAGTAATAAAGCAAGGAAGAAACTATTACTCGCACTGCATCATATGACTGAAGATAAAATAAGCGGAGCTAATGTACAGACACTATCAGGACTAGCAAAGGATATGTCAGTTATTATTAAGAATATGGAACCTAAGGATAACACTGAAGCGAAACCTAATGGTCCTAATTTCATATTCTATTCTCCAAATAAGAAAGATGAAGAAGTTTATGATGCGATTTACGTAAAGGAATAACATGCCTGTAGCTGCCTCTAAAGGCGTTCCTATTCAGATGTTTCCGAAACGTATTACTAATGTAGAGGGTCTTTTAAAAGGCGATACTATAGCTATCCCCATTTCCTGTACTAGTATTAGAATTCATGCTTTACATGAAGGAAGCGGTTCAGGAGCGTTAGTAATTGAAGAAACTATGGACCCTACAGATGTAAGAGGTACATTTGCTTGGTCTATAATTTCAACTATAGACCTAAGTACTATAGGTGCAGACAGTGAACAAGCAATTCATATTACAGGTTCTTTTTCATTTATTCGAGCAAGAATTTCTGTCGCTATGGCTGGTGGTGCGGCATATATCTTCCTTGTTTGTAATTAGGAATTATAATGGCAAATAGTATATTTATAAACGTAGGTAGTGATTCTTCAGGTGGTAGTGGTGGGGGTTCATTACCTACTGCACCTAAAGGACAAGTATTAGTATCACAAGGTGCGGGGATTCCACCTATATTCAGTTCTGAACTGTTGTTAAGAAATCCTAGTGATGTAACAGGTAATAATTGGAAATTAAATGTAGATACGGGAGGTAATCTTTTAATAAGATTATTTAATGATGCTGGAACATTTGTTGGCGGGAGAAGTATTAATATTGACCCGTATTCTGCAACAATAGCTAGTACAGCAGGTGGTGTACAATGTGCTAATAATGGAGTATCTGCCTTAGTAATTTCTTTTTTAGCACGTCCTTTCGCTAATGCAGTAGCAGGAGCGCAGGGTGCAATAGGTAATCTTGTAGTAGTAACTGATAGTACAGTTAATACTTCAGGGTCAACTGTTTCTGGTGGTGGAACTTTTACTGTACTTATACGTTGGGATGGAACTAATTGGAAAGTTGTTTAATAGACTATGGAGAAAATTAAATGCTTTTTAATTGTCCTAAATGTGGTATGCCAGATTTATTAGCAGATGAAGTAGTTTTTAGATATGGAAATGTTGTAAGATATTGTAAAAAATGTAGAAATACTCTACAAAAAGATAGAAGAGTAGGCAGAGATAGAGGAAATGAACATAAAATATATCAAAAGAATTATCATTTAACTCACAAATATGGACTTACAATTGAAGAATTTCAAACAAAATTAGATGAACAATCAAATGTATGTGCAGTCTGTAAACAACCAAATCAAACTGAAAAAAGATTAGCCGTGGACCATTGTCATGAAACTAATAAAATACGTGATTTACTTTGCTATAAATGTAATGGTGCATTAGGTTTAGTAAATGATAATATAGAATTACTATTAAAATTAATTGAATATTTAAAGAAACATCAGATACAGGTTGGGACTTAAATGGGGTTCCAAGCTGGATATTGGAAACCTAATAAAAAACAGGCAGAATTCCTTGCCTTACCAACTACCATTAAAGAAGGGTTCTATGGTGGTGGGGCTGGTAGTGGTAAATCTGATGTACTGCTTGTGTATGGTATTGTCCATCGTTGGCATGAAAATCCCGTATTTAAACAAGTCTTCATGCGACGAACTTATCCAGATCTTAAAAAGGAAATAGTTGGACGTACTAGAGAATTATATAGTAAGTTCGGTGCTACGTTTAATTCAACAGATATGGTTTGGACTTTTCCAAGAGAAGACCAATATGGTGCTGGTATTAGAGGTAATGCTGGAGCACAGATATTCTTAGGACATTGTGAACAAGAAAAGGATGTTCATAACTATGATTCAATGGAAATCTCTCTATTTACACCTGACGAATTAACAAATTGTACGGAATACATTTATTTATATATCGGATTTGAACGTAACAGAGCACCTGTAGGTTCAGGATTACCATCTATTATACGCGGTGCTGGTATGCCCGGAGGCATAGGGCATACATTTGTTAAGAAAAGATTTATTGACCCATATCCTGAAGGTGGGAAAATAATTGTAGGTAAGGGTGGTAATAAACGCATTTATATACATTCAACACTAGATGATAACATCGATAATATCGACCCAACATATGCACAGTCATTAGAAGGAAGGCCCGAGGCTGAAAGAAAAGCTAAGAGACATGGTGATTGGAATGCATATCTTGGACAAGTATTTGATGAATTTAGGGATAAGAGATTTCCTGATGAACCTGATAATGCATTACATGTATGCGAGCCGTTTGAAATTCCGAAATGGTGGCCTAAGTTTATTATAGGTGATTGGGGATTTGCAGCAATGACCTATATTGGATTCTATGCGGTTAGTCCAAATAAAAGAGTTTTCCTATATAGAGAAATATATTGGACTAAAACTAAAATTGCTGAATGGGCACCTGTAGTTAAGAAATTCGCTGATGATGAACAGCCTAAGGCAATTAAGTTTTGTAAATCTGCTGGACAAGATAGAGGACAGGAACATACTATTCAGGAACAAATTGAAACGGCACTAGAGCAACCTATTGATTTATCAAATAATACATCAGGTGCAAGAATAGCCGGTAAAATGTTGATACATGAATACTTAAGATGGAAGGCGAGGCCATCTGTATCATCAAGTGAAATGCCTATATATAGCGAAGAACATGCCATGTACTTATATAGAATGAAAGGCATGGAGGAATATAAATCCTATCTAAGATTGTTCGACCCACCTGCACCTGAAGATAATCTTCCTAGATTACAAATCTTTCTTTGTGATGCGAATAATCATGATGGACATCCTAATTGTTGTCCTACTATGATTGATTCGATTAAAGCGTGTAATTATGATGCTAAAAAGAAAGATGGTAAACCTGTAGAGGATGTCGCAGAGTTTGAAGGTGATGACCCATATGATGATTTACGTTATGCTTTGGACTCTGCTGACTCTTACTTTAATGAAGCAAACGCTGAATTTAAAAGAGTTGAACGCGAGGCAGCAATAATTAATCAGTTAAATTCATCAGGCGATTGGACTGCATTCCATCGCAACATGCATACTATTGAACAACATGATTCACCGAAAATGGTATCTAGGTTTCACAGGAGAAAATAATGCCTCTACCAATCGCAAACATAGCTATTGATGGTAAAACTGGACCGGGGATTGCATTCAGTCTATTGAATGATGGTCCCATTAATAATGCTAGGAGTATGTTATTTAATTTTCAAACTAACTGTATTACAATTATTGATTTTAATGGTAGACCCCAAGATATCGAAATGACTGATATTGCTACTGTTACTGTTGCTATTGCGGCTGGTGTATATACCATTACGGTAACATAATATGATTAATTGGCTACATAAATGGTGGAATCCTCACTGTCCTGATTGTAGAGAACAGGAACATGAAGATAAGATATGTGCATCTTGTGAAACTTTAAAGACTGAGAATGCAAGATTAAGTAGTGAAAATTTAAGACTTATTGAAGTTCTATTGAGAAAGAGTGGAACACCAGAGGAAATAACAACTACTGAACCAATACGACCATTACCTGTTACTAATAAACATGTTCCTTGGAATGTACGTAGACAAATGTTAGAAGCGGAAGATAAAGCTAAAGCTAAATTGGTAGCTAATAATCCTATTCTATCAACTACTGACCCTCTTACTGGTAAGGTTAGTACTGAAACATTATCTAGTATTAATCCTTATAATGAACCACTACCAAATGTAGGAAACAGAATAGATACAGATGATTTAGAACAAGAGCTAATGAAAGGACCAGTATAATGCCCTTTCCATTCAATAAGTCTAAGAAGGATAGTAAAGATAAGTCTGATAAGAAAGATAAAAAGACCGAGGGATATAATCCTAAGGAAAAATTAAAAACCGGACCAACTAAAAACTTCATGAAGAAATTTAAGGAACTAGAATAATGACTTTTAAAGTATGGGTAGAACATGATGGTACTGTTGATACCCTCTTTATTGCAGGTGGGGGACGTAGAACCTACAGTAGATTATGTGTAGATGCAAGGCGCGTAGCTGAAAGTATGGGATGGACTAGACCTATTGTTACTAAAATGAGAGAAGTTGATTCTATTGACCATACAGAATTACCTATCCAGACTTGGGACTTCGTTAAGGATATGATAGAACAGGGAATGTAAGATGCCTGCTGCTATTAAGACTGGTCCAACTTTTCTAGATATGTTAGGTTTAAGTAAACCTATAAGTGAGATACCAGATAAATTAGATGCACCTACTCTAGAACCCCCTGCAACTATACCTTTCACTGGTGGAGCTACATGGAAAGGTTTAGGAGCAGGAATGTTAGAGGGTGCTGGTAAATTTTATAAAGATTATGTGAATGACCCGACTAATGTAGAAACTAGTACTTTTGGACCCTCAGCAGCGATAGCCTCTCCATTAGTAACACTTTATAAAGATGCTAAGGGAAGACCTGATGCCGGGTTAAGAAGATATTTTACAGAACTTTTTCTAAAAGAAGCTAAGGCACATGGTAAGGATTCTGTAGAAGGTGCTGAAAGATTAGTTAAACGGTATCCGCGTGCTGTAACATTAGAAGAACTTAAACCAGAACTTGTTGCTAATAAAGGTGCATATAAAAATACTGAAGCATTAGTAACACCTGAAAAATCAGATAAGTTTGGAAGGAAACCAATTTATTTAACTAAAAAAGGTGCTCAAGCTATTAAAGATGAAGGTCCATCTAAAGCAACAGAACTATTTGGACATGAAACCGGACATGTTGCAACTGATGCATTAACTCCCGGCGGTATGATGACTGATTATAATGCAGCAAAAGCTATTGTACCATATCGTGATATTCCTCATGAAATAACTGCATTTGCTAGAGGTAATAAATTGAGGACTGGTGATTATAGAGCACCTGTTAATAGGATGGGTGATATATTAGGTAAGTATGGACCTGATGCGGAAAAAACCTTTAGTGATAGTATAGATGCAATGAACGCTGCTAGTCTAAATAGATATGGGGAATTACGAAATTCCCCTATTCTGACTAGTCAACAACGGAAGTT